ACCATGCCGACGAACGAGCGCTCGAAGGCGCTGTTCGACTTGTTGCCGTTGAACGAACGAGCTGCGGTACCAGTCGCGCCGGTAGCGATGTTGCCAGCCAGGCCGTTGTAGTCGCGGCTAGACAGCGCCAGGTAGCGGTCATAGTTGGCCACGCCCTGCTCGTTCATGATGCTGTCGCACAGGGCCACATCATCATAGGTGCCAGCAGGAGCGCCAACGTCCACCACCAGCGAGCCGAGGTTCGCAGCAGCGTTCATGATCGCCAGGTTGATGTCCGAAGCCAGCTTCTGCTTGGCAGCCTCGCCCAGACGGCCTTCCTGCAGTGCATCACGCAGGTCGAGCGCAGTCATGGTCCAGGGCACCGTGCGGCTGAAGCCGATGGTGGCCGGGACAGCCAACTGCGTCATGTCCTGGTAGCCAGGGATGGCCACACCGGGAGTCGAGGAGATCGACTGCGCGATGTAGGGCTGGGGACGCCAGATGATGTCGTTGGTACGAGCCATCATCGTCTGGTCGGTGTTGTAGATGCTCACGTTGCGCGAAAGCACCAGGGCATCGTGAAAGCCTTCGAGAAGGTTCTCGAACGCGACACGCTCTTCTTTGGAAAAACTATTCGCCATGATTGGCTCCTATTTCAAAAATCAGTTTCTGGATGCTGCTTGCTTCTGCCGTTTGTACTGGAGCACCTTGGTGTAGTTTCCAGTCTTCTCAGCTTCGGCGCGCAGCCGTTCAAGGGTTGAGTCCACCGTACCAGATGCTCGGCCAGTTCCCTGGACGATGCGCTCAGGCGCGGGTGCTGCTCTGCGATTTGTGACTTTCAATTCTTTCTCCAGTCTTGCCACCGCAAAAGCAAACTTCACGGGGTCGGTAATCTTTGCGAGGTCGGCCGCCTTCTTCGGGTTCTTTCCGAGTGCGTACACCACCAGTGCAGGGTTCTCAGCTCCTTGCAGGATCACGCCTTGCTGGGTGACGCTGAAGACCTCCTGGGCAATCGCCTCGGCATCCTCATAGTCTCGGACCTTCAGCTCGGCCTTGGCCTTGCTGTAGCCCTCCAGCTTGGCCTGCCAGGCCTGATGCTGCGCTTGCTCGGCCTGGCGGACCCTCTCGGTCTCCAGATCGTGCTGCCGCTTGCGCTCATGCCAGGCGTCCAATGCCTGCTCGAATCTCTCAGCATCGTAGTCGTGGTCCTCCAGCTTCGGCTTCGGTCCCAACTGCACTGGCTTGTTCTCAGGTGCAGTGGTGGCGAGACGCGCTTCGAGTTCACGAATTCGACGCTCTTTTTCCCTGTTGGCCTTGCGTAGCTCTCGAACCCATTCAGGTGCGCGAACTTCCTCTTCGGTGGGTGGCGACTCCTCACCTATGGAGACCACAACTTCGTCTGACTCCTCCGCGTGCTCGTCATCGGAACCCACAGCCTGCTGGCCATCAGCGGAATCATCCTCGCTGACTTCAATCTCAACAGGTTTCTGCTCGTCATCCAGCACCGCGGCCTCGCCGCCGTTGTCGTTTTCTCCTGCTTCTGCCTTTAAATTCATCGTTGACCCCATCAAACTCACCCAATTTGAACGGCTGGGTGGTTGCCGTTTCCCACATTTTCACCCATTGCCACTCATCTGACAACGGGCTGCACCTCCTGGCCCATAACGGCCTGCTGAGTTGCTTCCAAGGCTGTGAGCGCCATGTTCTGTTCCTGCACGCCAGTCTTGGCCAGTGTCTCGGCCGTGCGTGCGCGCGACAGGCCGGCGTCGGCCACCGTCTTGACGGTATCGGCACGAGCCTTGGCCGCCTTGGCAATGGCCTCCTCGGCCGCGGCCTGCAGGAAAATCTTGTTCGGGTCTTCGGGCTGGCCTTGCAGCTCGACCATCATCTCTTCCTGCTCCTGTTCGGTGGGCTTGACCACGCCCATGCGCACGAGCTGCTTGCGGAAGAAGTCGCGCACCTCGCTGATGCCCTCGCCTTCCATGTTCATCATCGCCATTGCCTGCAGCACCTGCTTGGTCTGCTGGTCGTCCGTGATGGCCATCATGCCGGTGAGTGCGCGCACGGTCGCCGCGCGCTTGCTGGTGCTGGACGGTCCGACATCGACGTTCACGTCGAACTTGGCGCGGCTGAGGTCGTTCTCCATGACCACCTCGCCAGTTTCGCTGACCATCGGCCGCATCAGCTCGATCATGCCGACCGACTCGTCGGCCTCGACGACCTTCATCTTGCGGCCTTCCTCGACATAGATGTCGCGCGCCATCGAGAGCCAGATTTCGCCGCAGCGCTTCATGCCTTTGGCAAAGTTGCTCATGTAGATGAAGGTCTGCATGTCCAGTCGTGTCTGGATCATCTCGATGGCCTTGCCGGAGATGTTGCTGACCAGCTTGTCGGCCTGCTGCGAGCTGCCCAGGATGTCCTGCATGTCCTGCTCGGTGATCTGCAGCAAGGCTGCCATCGCCGGAGGAATCTGTGGGCTGCGGGTGTAGGCCACCGGGCCGCTGATCTGCTGGCTGCCGTCCGGGCCGGTGATCGGGTTCACCAGCAAGTACGGGTAGTTGCGCAGGTTGTCATCTGCCCACATGACCTGGTGGCCAGCGACCTGCTCGGGCACCAGGATCGGTTTCTCGACGCTGGACAGCGCGCTGATCTCGCCTAGCTTGGAGAGCTGCATGTTCTTCAGGCGCTGCGCATCCTTGGCCAGGCGCACATGACCCATGCAGCGCTCGACGTTGTCGACGAACCAGCGCTTGCCGTAGACCGGCACGATTGGGATTTCCTTGCCTGCGATGTAGCCGGCATCATCCAGAATCTTGCCGCCCGACATGATGTACTTGTGGACGCGCCTGGACTTGATCTTGCGCTGCCGCACCTCCTGGCTGCCGATGGCCGCCAGCGTCTCTTCGAGCGCAGGGTCTGCATCAAAGTCGGCCTGGCGGTAGCGCTCCTCAGTGCCGTCGATGGCTCGGAAGATGCGCACGGTCTCGGTCACGTCCTCGACCTTGTAATACTCGGCCACATAGACCACGTCAGGCGTACACCAGTCGAACTCGTACTGGTGGATGATCTTCGGCCAGTCGGTCGGATCGTCGCCCCACTCTTCCTTGTAACTGGCGCGGGTCATCGATGTGACCACGAAGGCAAAGCGCGCATCGGCCTTGTCCTGGCGCTTGGCGTTCAGGTCGAAGAACACCGAGCTGTCGGCATCGAAGATCGGCTCGATGCGGATGCGCTGCTTCTCGTTGTCCTCGTCTTCTTCGTCCTCGTAGACCGTGCGCAACCGCCATGCACCAAAGCCGCCGCCGACCGCCTCCTCGAAGGCGTTGTCGTAGGCCTCATCGGCCACCGAGTCCTGCTCGTCGGCACGGTACAGACCGTCGCAGGTCTCGGCCAGCTTGTCGTTGTCGCTGCCATCCTTGCTGACGTAGTCGACCGTGATGCGGTTGTTGCGGTACTCGTTGATGATGCGGATGACGGCCAGGTGGACCTTGTTCACCTCGAACCTGGGCTTGTTCTCGTAGACATCCCAGAGTGGGCCTTCCCACTGGCTGCCGGCCAGGCTGTAGAAGCGCCGGTCCTGCAGGCACTGCAAGCGCTCGTCGCGCAGAGCAGTCTGGATGTCGTTGAATTGATTCAGCGCATCACTGTGGAGATTGTTCAGATACTGCTCTTTTGACATGCGTGCCATATATCGCCCCTATTTGCAAGTATTTTCTACCATTTGCTGGTCACGGGCAATGGTTTGAAGTCCACCTGCCTGTTGACCACCGCGGCACGCCTGACGCCTTCGCATGCATATCGCAGTGCGTCGATGACGTGGTTTTGCTTGTCCTGCAGCACCGGCAGCACTTTGCCGGTCAGCGGGTCTGTCTTGTAGCTGTAGAACGTCAGCTCGTCGATGGTGTGCGTGCAGCGTGGATGAACCACGATGTCGTAGGACTTCAGCCACTCGACGCCCTCGACCACTGAGTCCTTGCCCTTGACGGCCGGCATGATCTTCGGGAAGCCGTTCTTGCGCATGTGGCTGATGGTCTCCGGCCTGGAGCTGTCGGCCACCATTGGCCACTTCTCGGCCTCCGGCACGGTCATGAACAACTCTGGCGTGTTCATGATCTCGCAGCCCACCATGTAGGCCTCGTGGTCGATGTATAGCGTGCGACCGACGATGTGGCAGCGCACCAGGACGGTCGGGTCGGTGGCAAAGCCCCAGTCAGCGCCGAGCCGGTGGATGGCGTCCTTCGGTGCCTCGAACTCCTCGATGCGCCAGTTGCGGAAGACGCGCGCGCTGCTGTTCTGCAGGTAGCCGCCACGCCAGACGTGAGCATACTTGTCCGGGTCGCGCGCCTTGTCGTACTCCATCTCGGCGCGCAGCACGTCCGGGAACCAGGGGTTGTCGTCGAAGTTGACCTCCAGCACCACCGAGTCCGGTGGTGGCTTGTCGCCACGCAGGAGCTGGTCGACAGGATCGCTCGACTGGCTGGGGTTCCAGGTGAACCACAGCTCGGAGCCTGGCTTGCGGATGGTCGGCCGCAGCAGGTCCAGGCTGCGCTGGGACAGGCTCTGCGCCTCCTCCACCCAGGCACGGTCGTAGCCCTCCAGCGACTTGATCGAGTCGGCCGTGTGGTTCTGCATGCCCTGGAAGATGATCAGGCCGTCTCCCTTCTTGGACTTGATCACGGCCTCCTGGACCTCGAAGTAGGCACCAGCGTTCATGGCCTCGATCTTCAGCTCCAGTAGGCGCTTGACCGACTGCGCCAGGGACTTCTGGACCTCGCGCACGCAGACCGACCGGCTGGTCGGGTCCATGATGTGGGCCTCGATCAGCATCTCAGCAAAGGTGTGCGACTTGCCGGAGCCGCGGCCGCCGAAGGCTGCCTTGTAGCGCGCCGGCTCCAGCAGCGGCAGCGCCCATTGTGGGGTCTCAATGCGCAGTGTCGTCACTTTCCGACCACCACGCGCTCGATCTTGCGGAACTCGATGGGAGCGCCATCAGCACCAGTGATCTCGTGCTGCTGCACTTCCTTCCAGCGCATCTGGGTCTTGGACCACCAGATGGCCGCCGTGGTGTCGCCTGCCATCACCTTTTGGAACAGGGTTTTCCCTACCTGGCCGTTGGCCTTGGCCTTGCCCGAGATCAGTTCCTGGGCAAAGTGCTTGCGCAGGGTGTCGGTGTCGATACCGTCGCGCACCAGGACTGCGATCTGCTCAATGGGCAGGCCGTAGCCGGACAAGGCTTCGACCTGTTTGCGCTCGGGATCGGTGGGCACAAAAGCTGGTCGGCCAGCGCCTGGCATGGCACCTCCAGTGCCCGGCCGAGCACCTCCGCGCTTTTTTGGAACCGATTTTTCTTCAACCTTGAGTTTCTTCGTTGCCATTTTTA